TACTGTGAGAATTTTCCCAGCCGTAACCGCGCCAGCGAGAGCCTGCAGGGAGTCAGCGCGGCTGTGGTAAGCCAGATTTTAAACACCAAGTATGAAAGTATCAGCGATGACATGTTCAGCCGCATAGCCGCACAGATCGGTTTCAGCTTCGAGCACTGGACTATCTGTGAGAGCGACAATTACCGCCTTGCCACTTATGTGCTGGCCGATGCCCAGATGTACAAGAACGTCACCTGGATGGTGGGCGATGCCGGATGCGGCAAGACTACCGCCGCCATAGAGTTCCGCCGTACACACCGTAACGTGTTCTATATCCTTTGCTCGGAAGACATGAGACGCAGTGATTTTGTCCGGGAAATAGCCAAGCAGGTAGGCGCGCCTACTGACAGCACCAACAATTTGCGTGACATGCTGGATTATGCTCTTGGCATGATTGGTTTCCTGCAGAACCCGCTGCTTATTTTTGATGAGGGCGACAAGCTGACAGACTGCGTGCTGAACTACTTCATCAGCATCTACAACCGTCTCGAAGGGCGTGCCGGCATTGTCTTTATGAGCACCGACTACATCAAGCGCCGCGTGGACAACGGGCTGCGTTACAACAAGAAAGGCTACAAGGAAATCAACAGCCGCATAGGCCGCAAGTTTTTCGATTTGAATGCTACCAGCCGCAATGATATATACGCCATTTGTCAGGCCAACGGACTGACAAACGAAGCCGAGATAAAGCGTGTAATGAAAGATGTGGAGGCCTGTGATAATGACCTGCGCCGGGTTAAACGTGTAGTTCATGCACAAAAACGGCGTGCCGAGCAGCAGAAAGGGAGGGATGAAGAATGAATGTAAGATATGAAGATGCTGCAGGGGAAAAGGAGAAAAAGATAACCTTTGACCGAAATGCTAAAGGGGTACGTGAAATGCTTTCGATGAAGTTCGATACGCTGGATTTCAAAGATGCGTGGCATGACGCTTTCGGTACACCGGAACGCCGCGGGGTATGGTTTGTCTGGGGAAATTCCGGTAACGGCAAAACCTCGTTTGTAATGCAGCTCTGTAAGTACCTCTGCCGTTTCGGACGTGTGGCTTACAACAGTATGGAAGAGGGAGCATGTCTCACCATGCAGGACACGCTCCGGCGCTTCGGCATGATGGAAGTCAACCGCCGTTTTCTGCTAATCGACAACGAAAGTATTGAGCAGCTCAGTTTGCGGTTGAAGCGTCAGAAATCGCCTGACTTTGTGGTTATCGACAGTTTCCAGTACACACAGATGACCTATCGGCAATATATAGAATTCAAGGAGCAACACCGCAACAAGCTGATTATCTTCATCAGCCATGCCACCGGACGACTACCCACCGGACGCAGCGGTAAAAGTGTGATGTTCGATGCCACACTGAAGATATACGTCGAAGGATACCGCGCTTTCAGCAAAGGACGTTTTATCGGACCTGTGGGACACTTCGATATCTGGCCGGAAATGGCGGCGAGATACTGGGGAGAAAGTAATGAATGATTATTAATGTTCAGTGACAGACCTATTATGAAAACGACCAAAAATAAATCCATTACGTCACAGCAGCTCAAAGCCCTGCACGCCACTTTCCACCGCATCGGTATGGATGACGATGCCAGGCATGGATGCATCTATGAATTCACTTCCGGACGTACGGCAAGCAGCCGGGAACTGACGATGCACGAAGCGCGGCAACTGCTGGAAAGGTTGAACCCGCCGGATGAAAAGGTAAGGGCAATGCAACTGGCGGAAGCGAAAAGCGTGTTCCGCGATATTTATCGCCTGTCGTTCCTGATCCCACAGCTGAACCAGGGTTTCACCAGTGACAGTGAAGATGAATACCGGATGAACGTTGCGAAGCTCAACATGTGGGCTCGGAAATACAGTAAGGCACGCAAGGATGTTACCTCCATGAAACTGTGGGAGTTACAGGATACCAAGAAGCAGCTGGAAGCTTGGATGCGGCGTGAGGAAAAGAAACAGAAAAATGAAACAATATGAGAACGA